GCGGGCAGCGTGGTGTCACTGGCCGGGCCCCGGCCGTAGTAGTGGTAGAAGTACGCGGCGGCCTCGGCCGGGGACCGGGCACCGTTGATGATCTGCGCGGCGGTGGTCTCGGAGTAGGGCCCGGCCCGGCCGGTGAGCTGCGCGTTCAGCGCCCACACCTCGTTCTCCAGGCTCGGGGTCGCGCCACGCAGAATCTGGGACAGCTTCACGCCCGGGGTCCACTGCACCAGCCCGTAGCCGCCTGCCCCGGCGTCGGACGGTGTGGATGAGGTGCCGCCGCCCTGCACCACGTTGTAGATCAGGTTCGACTCGTGCTTCATGTTGCCGAGGATTCCGGCGGCCACCACGTCGGAGTCGCCGTAGCTCTACAGCTGGCTCCAGATCTGCTGCGCCGGGCCCTGCCCGGCCGCCTCCAGGATGCCGCCCACGGTGGGGGTCACCTCAGGCTTGATGTAGCGGCGCACCTGGTGCGAGTCGCCACTGTTCCCGGCCGAGTTGATCGTGGACATGATGATGCCGATCTGCTCATCGGCAGCGCTGATCACCTTGGGCGGGTCGGTGACGATGGCCACGTGGTGCGGAGCACCCGCACCCGGGCTGGTGTAGAACACCAGGTCAGCGGGCAGCGCCGGGCCGTTGACCGGCCAGCCGTGGGTGACCTCGTTGCCGGTGTAGGTGCCGATCGCGCCGTACGGGCCGGGGATCTTGCCGTTCGGGTACCCGGCCATCCGGTAGCTGTACTCGGCCAGCCCGGAGCAGTCGAACGCGTCAGGGCCGTGCCGACCGAACACGTACGGCTTGTTGATCTGGGCCAGCGCCACCTGGACCACCTTCAGCGCCATTGCGGCGGCCTTCCCGGCCGCCCCGGCCAGCCCGGTGCCTTGCTCGGCCGAGTGGCCCTTCACCCAGTCCACGATGGCGTCGATGGTCTTGACCGCCCACTTGCCGAGCATGGCGGGCATCATCTGGTCGGACTCGGCCCAGTGCTGCGCGGCGGCCTTCAGCGGGGCGGCCATCGCCTCGAACGCCTCGCCAGCGACCCAGCGGAACAGGTGCGTGCCGGACTCCACCACGTCCTGGCCGAGGTGCCAGGCACCCTCGATGGCCCCGGTGAAGGTGTGCCCGATGGCCCCGAAGGCGTCACCGAGCCATGAGTGCGAGCGCTCCAGCTCGATGCCGTGCCAGTTGTAGTGCTGGTCCTGCTTGATCACGTCCAGGATGCCGTGCACCAGCCCGCCTTCGGCGTAGTGCGGCACCACCCGGCGGGCCAGCGGCTCGTAGCCGTAGTGCGGCAGTGCCGAGCCGTCGTGGCCGTGCTTGGGCAGCCCGGCCAGCGTGCCGTAGCCGATGGCGCGGGCCTGGGTCTTGGTCAGCACCCACTCGCCGGGCTCAACGGCAGCGATCACCTTGTCACCGCCCCCCCACCCGCCGGGCACCCGGCCGCCGGTGGCGAAGTGCGGAATGGCACCGATCCAGTCGGTGTTGATGGTGCCGATACCGACCTTGGACAGCAGCCAGTTCAGCCCGGACAGCAGCGGCTTCAGGATCTTGTCGGCAATCTCCCAGACCGGCTGGCCCACCGCCTTGACCACGTTGTCCATCACGTTGCCGAGGATGCGGCCCAGCCCCCGGAAGGCGTTGACGATGGCCCCGGGGATCTTCTTGAACGCGTCGAACACCGGCTTGATCACGTGCTGCCACACCCAGGTGATCTTGTCGCCGATCCAGCTCCACGCGTCCCGGATGAGGCCTTTGAAGTCGGTGAACAGGTCGCCGAGGTTGTCGATGGCCTTGCCGAACCAGCCGAAGATCTTCTTCACGGCGGACCAGCCGACGTTGAACGCCGACTTGATCCAGCCCCACACCGGCTTGATCACCTTGTACCAGAACCACTTGAAGGCGTCGCCCACCTCGTGGATGGCGTCGTAGAACCGGTCCCAGACCGGCTTGATCACGTGGTCCCAGCTCCACTTGATCACCCGGCGCACCGTCTCCCAGACGTTCTTGGCGATCCGGCTGAACAGCTTCAGCGCGCCCACCAGCTTGTCGCCGATCCACTTGGCCAGGTTGGTGACCACCCGCGACCACCAGGTCAGGATGTTGATCAGCACCCGCAGCACCGGGGTGAGCACCTTGATGGCGGCCTTCAGCACACCACCGAGCAGCTTGGCCGCGAACTCGATGATCGGGGTCAGCACGTTGAGGATGTCGACCAGCTCGCCGAGGTACTGGCTGGCGAGCTGGGCGATGAGCTTGCCGAGCGGGACCAGGATCGGTGTCAGCGCCTTGAAGATGCCCACCAGCTCGTCCGCGACCACCTTGACGATGGCGAGGATGGGCGGCAGCAGTTGCTTCAGCGCGTCGATGATCACCTTCAGCACCGGGGCCAGCGCCTTGATCAGGGTGGCCGCGAAGTCCATCACGGTGTTGATCAGCGGGGTGAGCGCGGGCACCAGGTCGCCCACCAGCCCGATGGCCAGCTTCAGGAACGTGGCCACCGGCTTGAACAGCGGGGTGATGGCCTTCAGCGCCTTCACCAGCAGCTCGCCGAGCAGGTTGGCGAGGTCGGCCAGGATCGGGGCCGCCTTGGCGATCACCGGGCCGAGGTTGGCCATCAGCACCTTGAACGACTGCGCCACCTGCGCCAGCACCGGCCCGAGTGCGTGCATCACGTCACCGAGCACCTGGCCCACGGTCTTGCCGAGCGGGGCGAGCTGGGCGAACAGCCCGGACACCCGGCCAGAGAGCTGGCCCAGCACGCTCTTGATCGTCGGCCAGGCCTGTTTGATGATCGGTTCCAGCTTCGTCATCCAGCCGCCGAAGATCTGCGTGGCCGCCCGGGCGATCTTGGTGAACTGCGGCGAGGCGAGGAAGGTGGCGAGCTGATTAGCGAGGTCGGACAGCTTGTCGAACAGCGGCTTGCCGATCCCGGCCAGCGCCTGGGTGAGCACGTCGTGGATGTTGGACAGGGCACCCTGGAAGGTCTTGGACTGCTTGTCCATCATGCCGCCCAGCGCGGCGGTGGAGTCGGTGCCCTTCTCGATGCCCTTGACCAGGGCCGGGATGGCGTCTTTCGACATCACCTTGCCCTGGCTGATCATCTGCATCATGTTCTGCGTGGAGGTGTGGAACCGGGACGCGAGGATGCGCAGCGCATTGGGCACCCCGCCCTGCAGGAGCTGGTTCAGGTTGCCCATGTCGACCTTGCCCCGGGCCGACATCTGGCTGAAGGCCAAGATCGTGTTGTTCAGGGTGTCGGTGGTGCCGCCGACGCTGGCCACCGAGTCGCCCAGCGCCTTCAGATCGGGCAGCACGTCCTTGGCGCTAATGCCCATCCCGAGCATGGTCTGGGCGTTCTTGGTCAGGCCCTCGAACTCGAACGGCGTCTTGGCCGCGAAGGCCTTCAGCTCGTCGATGAACTTCTGGGCCTTCTTGCCCGAGCCCAGCATCGTGGTGTAGCCGATCTGGGTCTGCTGCAGGGTGGAGTTGAAGTCCACCACGGCACCCTTGGCGAAGGTGATGGACTTGGCGATGCCGTAGCCGATCCCAGCCACCCCGGCGAACGCGGCGGTCTTGCCGATGCCCTTCAGCACCCCACCGACACTGCTGGTGAACCGGTTGCCAAAGGTCTGCCCGGCCGAGTCCCCGGCCCGCACCGCCTGGGTGGCGATGGAGCGTTCCAGCGCCCGGGTGTTGGCCTGCACGGCAATGGTCAGCGCACCGTAATCAGCCATCGTGGACCTCCACACCGGACTGGCCGGTCAGCTTGTCGGCGAGCGCGGCCCAACTGGAACGGGTGGCCTGCGCCACCCGGGTCCGGGCTCGCTGACGGCGGCCCGGCCGGTAGAACGGCTGGGGTTGCTTCGGTTTGCCGCCGTGCGCCCGGGCCGTCAGGTAGGTCAGCCCGGCCACCTGGTCGATGAGCTGGGCGAGCAGGTACGCGTCGGTGTCCCAGCTCAGCGCGTGGTCCGGGTTCGGCCATGCGCCGGGCGGCATCCGGTCGGTGAGCACCTGCACCCGGCGCAACGTGACCGCAGGATCGTGCACGTCGATCCCGTAGGTGGCGAGCATCGCAGCTTCTAGGTCGGGGTCGTAACAGGAGGCTGCGATGCGACGGCTTCCCCCAGCCCGCCCTCCACGCCGGACCAGCGGGCGTGATCCTCCAGCAGGTCTTTCACGTCGGCCATGGTCGGGTTCAGCTCCCAGAACGCGGCCGGGTCGTCCAGCACCAGGTCCAGCAGCTTGTCCAGGTCACCTTCGCCGAGCAGGTACTTGCCCCGGGCGGGCCAGTCGGTCGATGGCGCGATGTGGAACTGCTTGCCACCGAAGGTGAACGCGTAGTGATCATGGGCAGCTTCGGCTGCCGCAGCAGCACGCTCAGCGCGCTTGGCGTCCAGATCGAAGTGCCCGTTGCTGGCAGTCACTTCCCGGCCGAGGCGGGCTGCGGCTGCGGCTGCTGGGTGGTCTCCTTCTGGCCGGACTCCTGCGCAGCAACGGCACCGGTGGCCGCACCGACCCAGACGTGCACCATCGTGCCCGCGTCGTCCAGCGCGGACAGGGTGACCTCCAGCGGCACCATCGCACCCTTGCTCAGCGTCATGTCGCCGGTCGACTCGATGGTGGCCCGGGGGTACACCAGCCGCATCCGGCGCTCCCCGTCAGCCACGTCCACACCAATGGCGTGGATCTGCTGCGGCGAGTCGGAGCGCACGTCAAAGTCGAACTCGCTGCCGGTCTCGGCGGACAGGTCCTGGTCGAAGTACAGGCCCAGGGTCGTCTCGTTGAGCTGCCACATGGTGAAGCCCACGGTGCGGGTGCGCTCGGTGACGATGGTCTTGATGGGAGTCACCGACTGCCACGGCGTGAACGATTCGGTGGAGGTGTCGCCGCCGATGGTCACGCCGTCGTCGCTGGCGTAGCCGAGCGACAGCCACGGGGTGGTGAAGTCGCTGTCCAGGTCGGTCGGTGGGGCGGTGCCCTCCGGGGCGATCCAGATGCCGACACCCCGGGCGGTACCAACCATGGTCTCCGCAGGGTCCATAGCTACGGGTGTGGTCATGCCGTGCGTCCTTTCTGGTCGGCCGGACGTGGATGCACGACCACCACGTACCGGGCTACATAACGCGGGGCACCGTCACTGTCGGGCAGCCAGAAGGGGCCTTCGGTGGTGTCCACGCGCGCCACTACGCCGTCAGGCCAGTCGGCCCACGGCAACGCGCACACGGCGCGTCTGATCAGGTCGGCCTTGCGGAAGCACTCGGCTTTCCGTCCGGCCTTCACGTCCACCTGGACGGTGACTGCGGCCAGCCAGCCGGGCAGGTCCCGGTCCTCGGCGGTGGTGGCCCACGACACCACCCCGCCGTAGGGCTGCACCACGGCGTGCACGAGCGCTTCCACGTCCGGGCGGGCGTAGTCCAGCGTCGGGTCGTAGCCGGTCACCGGCGGGCTACCCATAGCGGGCCTTCGCCTGGGAGAACGCCCGGCCGAGCATGCCGACCGGCGGGGCGTGCCGGGTGCCGAACTCCACGTGCTTCGCGTAGGGCACCTCGTTGGTGACCAGCCACTCGGTGCCGCCGTAGTGGCTGACCTTCCACCCGGCAGCGAGGCGGCCGGTGCGCACCGGGGTGTTGCTCACGGTGTCGGCGGCCACGTCATCGGCCACGGTGTGGGTCTGCGGGGCTACCGCCTGAGGCAGCTCCCGGGGGTGGGTCACCACGAACGTGGCGTGGGTCAGCTCGCCCATTGCCCCACCTCGGTCAGCGAGGCGGCCACACAGTCCAGCGCACCGCCGGACGGGTCGACCACCAGCCGGGTCTGGGACAGCACGAACAAGCGGCCCCGGGCGGCCAGCACCATGCCGTCTTCGGCCGGGGCGTCGGCGGGTAGGTACACCGTGCCCAGCTCGGCCGATGCCGGGCCGAACGGGCCCGCACCACCGTCATCCGAGGCACGCACACTCGTCCGGCCCGGCCCGAGCTGCAGCGACCCGTCCCCTACCCATGTGGGGTCGCTGCTGCCAGGGGGTGAGACCCAGCCGTGCTCATCCGCTCCACCGGGCGGGTAGAGACTCACCGTGTCGGTAGGCAACAGCACGGTCATGGGTCCACCCACATCAGCGGGTCCAGGTAGCTGTCGGGGGTGGTGCTCAGCGCGACCGACAGCAGCGAACCCTCCAGGAACGACCGGTGCCAGTTGGCCCGATCCATGGCCAGCCCGAACTGCCCGACCGGCGCTGGCGGGCTGTAGCTGACCGACTGCACGCCGGTGTTGACGCTGGCCACCACCGGGGTGGGCGGCAGTGTCGCCGCGTAGGCCTCCCACTGCAGCGCGGCGCACAGGTGCGGGCTGGTCTCCCAGGTCTCGTCGGCGATGCTCTGCGCCTGGTCGTAGGGCAGCCCGCCAGCCGTGGGTGGGTCAAGGGGCGGCGCCCACGCCTCCCACGGCTGAGCGGGATCGGTCATGATCGGTTATCGCTTCGAGCTGGATGAGCTGCCGCCCGAGCTGGAGCCGGACGAGCTGGCCTCAGCAGCCGCGACACCGCTGCCCACGGTGGACTTGGCGAACGGCTTGGCACCGGCCGGGAACTTCTGGGTCGGCGGGTTGATCACGAGCACACCGAAGCGGGCGTGGCAACGCATCAGCACCTGGTCGTCCTGGAACGCGGTGATCAGCACCTTGCCTGCGCTGTCGGCGATCACGCCCTGGTCGGACAGGTCGTAGCGGATGTCCTGTCGGACACCGACGATGAGGCTGGACCAGTTGCCGGTCACGAAGTCGTCGGCCGCGCCCACCGGGAACTGCCCCCAGCTCACCGGCTGGCCGTAGATGGAGTTGGCCGCGTCAGACCCGGACTGTCCGGGGCCGAGCAGGAACGCGCCGGTGGAGTCACGCACACCACGCAGCGGGCCCTTCACCGACAGGTCGGCCAGCGAGCCGGTCACCGGCAGGCCCTGGGCCTCCACCGCGCTGTAGGCGTCGTTGACGGTCTCCAGCGGGTCAGTGCCGGGCGGCACGTCCTGGCAGAAGGCGGCTGCGGTGACACCACCGGCCGGGAAGGTGGCCGGGGCGTTGGTGCCGAACAGCACCGCGTTGTCCAGGGCCAGCGCGATGGCGGCCCCGAGCTGCGGCCGGGCCCAGGCCCACAGGTCGATGGACACGTCGTCCAGGTAGGCCTGCGGGATGGCAATGGTGGTCGCCACTTCCTCGGCGGTCATCGTCTTCATGCCGAGGGTCATATCGGTGAACGGCTTACGGTCACCGACCTTGGTCAGCCATGCGGCGGTGGGGATGCCGGTCTGCACCGGGAGCTGCGAAACCCCGGCGGGCATCGGCTGCCGCCGGGCCAGGGCGAGCACACCGGAGTTGGCGGTGGCTACCGAGATGATCTCTCGTGCTTGATTGGGCGGAATGATGCCTGAGGCATCAATGGGGCCAGGCATGATTGGCCTTTCGGGAAAGCGGATGAGGGACCGCTTTCTCGCCGACCGATCAGTGCCGCGTCACGCTGCACACCTGACCGGTCTTCGGCATCACGCCTCTGAGCCCGGATTCGGCTACCGGCTGCCGCCGCGTCACGCTGCACGGCATCGCGGACAGTATGAGCGCTACCCTGGCCGCGTGACCAGCCCCGTGTTGCTCTGCCCGTACTGCGGCACGCTGCCGCCGCCGGTCGTGTTGCAGCGGGCCGACGATGCCCCGATTGACCCGGGTGGTGTCGTGGTCTCCACGAACCAGACCGACCACGCCGAGGACTGCCCCTACTTCGCGCCGGTGGAGATGAGCGTGCCGACCCGGGGGCCGTCAGCCTTTCAGTTGAGCCCGCAACCAGTCGGCCTCCTCGGCGGTCTCCCGTACTCCACCTGGGACTGACGGCGGGGCAGGCTTCTTGCCGTTGGCCGGTGCCGCTGCGGCGGCCACCAGCCGCTCCACTGCGTGACTGATGGCGTCCTGGTCCGGCTCACCGTCGTCGCCCACGAACCGGTCCAGGTTGATGTCCTCCAGCAGCGCGGCCGGGTCGGCCAACCGGCCCGAGGCCAGTGCCCGGAACTCGGCAGCAGCCAGCCGTCGACCGGCCGCCCGGGAGGCCTCGGCGCGGCCTTCGTCACGGGCGGCTGCGATGGCCTTTTCGGCTTCGCTCATCTGCGCCTGCTTGGCCTGCGCCAGTGCGCGCTGCGCCTTCTCGTGCTGCTTGCGCTCGGACTCCAGCGCGGCCTGCGCCACCTTCAGCTCGGCGGCCAGGTCCCGCTCGGGCGGCTTCGGGTCCGGCTTCGGGTCGGGTGGCGGGTCCGGCGTCGGGTCAGGCTGCGGGTCGGTGTCGGGCATGGTGTCTCCTCACTACGCGGCCGGTTGGGCCGGTGCCGGGGTTGGGGTGGGCGCGGGCAGCGGCAGCGCATCCTCGGGCCGGGTCTTCCAGTCGGCCACCTCGATGGGGCTGGCACCCCACCGGGACCAGAGCACGTCACGCGGCACGCCCAGGGTGGCCATCTTGGTCAGCGCGTCGACCAGTTGCGCTTCGGAGCGGGTCTCGAAGTCACGCCACACGACTTCGGCCTGCACGTCGGCCGCGCCGGTGTCGCCGAGGTAGCTCAGCGCCAGCCGCATCACCTGCTCCCAGCCTTCGCCGAGGTGGGCGGCCCGGCGGCGCACCTTGGACACCAGCCCGGCCTCGGCGGCCTTCAGGGCGTCCCCGCTGGTGTTGATGATCTGGCCGAGCAGGTAGTAGGGCGGGGTCTGGGTGATCGCGGCCAGGTGCTGCACGTCGGCCTGCACGGCGGCCAGGTAGCCGCCCAGCGTGGATTCGCCGATCACCCCGAAGCGGGCTGCCTCGTTCTCGCTCACCAGCAGCCGGTCGCTGCCGACGTTGAACGGCTCGGCGTAGGAGCCGTCCGCGTTGCGGGGGATCTTCACCCCGGTGGCGGTGATCTGCCGGAAGGCCCCGAAGTCGGTGGCGACCAGCCGGTTGTAGATCGTGGTGTTGATGCGGTCCTGGATGCTGCGGGCGGCATGCAGCTCGGAGCGGGGCGGGCCGAGGGTGGCCGGGGCGGGTTGCAGCTCCACGTAGGGCACCACGCCCAGGGTGTTGTCCTGGATGCTCCCGTTCGGCTGGTCACCGCGCCAGGTCTGTACCCGGTCGGCGGTGATCAGCACGTCAGTGACCACCTGGCTGGCGTCGATGAACGACTTGAACACCGCCACCGGATCGCGGCGGGTGCCGGGGGCGTACATGGCGGTGGTCTGGGCCGGGTGCTCGATGTCGATGCGCACCCCGCTGGACTTGCTCTCGTCCGGCCACACCCCGACGTAGGTGTGCCCGCACACCAGCGCGTCGGTCTGCGCCATCTCCGAGTCGGCGTCCATGTGGTTGTCCTGCCAGACCAGCCAGGCCAGGTCTTCGCTCTGGCTGTTGGCGAAGTTGAACCAGATCACGTAGAGCCGTTCGGCCACCGCGTTGACCACCAGCTCGCACCAGTTGGTGCGGGCCTCGCGCAACAGGCGGCGGAAGATGTCACGGTTGCTGCCGGGCAGTTGGGTCAGCGGGAACTCGCCGTTGTAGTAGGCGGTGTTGATCCCCACCCAGGCCTGCTGGGCCTCCAGCTTCAACCGGCACGCCTCACGCCACTGTGCGCTGGTCAGCCCGCCGTAGGTGTAGGTCGGCATCAGGGTCCCCCCATCAACTGAATCCGGCCACCGCGTACTCGGGGGCCTCGGTATGGCGGCAGGCCCGGTCCAGCGCCATCACGGCGGCCACCATGCCGTCGATCTTGTCGGCGCTGCGGGACTTGTCGAACTTGACGTTGCCTGCCGGGTCGGAGCGGGTCACCACGTTGCTGGCCTCCCAACGGGCCACCGGGTCACCGGCGTGCCGGTAGATGGTGGCCCCGATGCAGCGCAGCATTTCCCGGGTCGGCCCGGACATGGAGCCGAAGCCCTGCCCGAAGGCGACCAGCGGCCAGCCGTCGTCGGTGAGCTGGGTGGCGAGCTGGGTGGCACCCCACCGGTCGAAGGCCACCTCGCGGATGTCGTAGACCAGCTTGTCGGCCTCCAGCGCCACCGTGATCGCGGTGTAGTCGATGACGTTGCCCTCGGTGACGGTCAGCGCACCGGTCGCCACCCAGTGGTCGGCCCGGCCGCCGGTGCGGCGGTTCAGGTCCCGCAACGCTGCCGCCGGGATGAAGTGGTGCCACAGCACGTCATGGCCGCCGTCGGCGTCCGGGAAGTCCAGCGCGTAGGCGGCCAGGTCGGAGGTGGAGGCCAGGTCCAGCCCGGCGTAGCAGACCCGGCCGCGCAGCTCGTGTCGCAGCTCGGGCAGCGACAGCGGCCCGGCCGAGGCATCCCACACCTCGCCGAGCACCGCCCGGCCGATCTGGCCGACCGGCTGGTTGAGCCGGTACTGCCGGAAGGCCCGTTCGGCATCAGGGTTGTTGATCGCCACCTGGCACTCGGCGGCCAGCACCCGCTGCTCCAGGAAGTCACCCATCGCCGGGTTGGCCTGTCGCCACGTGGTCGGCTTGCGCCAGTCGGCGTCCGGGTCGGTCGTGTAGATCACCACGAGCCGTTCCGGGTCCAGGGCCGGGTCCTCGGCGACCCGCAGCGACCACTCCCGCTCCGAGGCAGCGAAGCCGGACGGGTCGTTCTCGGCCGTGGTCGCCAGCATCAGCAGCGGCTGGGCCCGGGCACCCAGGCCGGTGCGCACCGCGTCATACAGCTCCCGGTCCGGCTGGGTCAGCAGCTCGTCAATGTAGGCCCCGGACGGGTTGGAGCCGAGCGACCCGGCAGCATCCCCGGCCACCACCGCGTAGAAGCTGCCGGTGCGCTCGTCGATGATGCGGCGCGTGGACGGGATCACGCTCAGCCGGTCTCGCAGCGACGGGTTGAGCCGGACCATGTGCCGGGCCACGTGGTAGACCAGCCCGGCCTGGTCACGGTCCAGCGCCAGCCCGTAAACCTCGGCCCCCGGCTCGGCGTCGGCCACCAGCAGGTAGAGCACCATCCCGGCCAGCAGCTCGGTCTTGCCGTTCTTGCGGGCGATGCACAGGTAGAGGGTGCGGTAGCGGCGCACGTAGCGGTCCAGCTTGGCGTTGTAGACCACCTCGCCGAACAGCGGCGTCAGGATGCGGTCCCGCTGCCAGGCGGCCGGACGGAACGGCCGACCGGCCCACTGGCCTTTGGTGTGGCACAGCAGCTCGCCGAAGAACGCCAGCACGTGCCGGACACGTGGTGCACAGCGATGCGGGCCACGCTGGCGGCATCGGCCCTCGAACTCGAAGCCGCAGACCGGATCAGCCACTGCCGTTGAGGATTCGGTCGGCGGGCAGCGTCACCACGTGCTCCACACGGATGCCGGACCGGGCCGAGGGGGTGAAGCCGAACTCCCGGGCGAGCTGGATGAACTGCGCCAGCGCATCACGTTCCTGGGAGTAGACCGGGTTGCGGTGCCAGGTGCCCGGCTCCTTGCCCTGGAAGATCGGATTGGTGCGGCCCCGCATCTCCCGCAGCCGCATCCACTTCGCGTAGGTCTCGCAGTAGGCCGCCAGCGTCATCGTGTCCACGGCGGTCAGCACTGCCATCGCGGCCAGGTGCGGGGCCACCCGGTCCCATTCCTCGGCGGCCAGCTCGGACAGCCACTCAGGCTTGTCCACCGGCAGGTCGGCCGGGATCGGCTCGGCCTGGTTGATGCGGCGGGCCTCGTAGCCGCGCACCAGCCGTAGCGCAGTCGGCGCGGGCTTGCGGCCCCGCTTGCCCATTCACCACGACCGATCCGGGTGGTTCCCGTCCTCGGACACAGGATGCCATGGATTCGAAGCCCCGGACCCACCTGAAACCTGCGAAAGGCAGCCTTCCACCGGGTGAAAACCTCGTAATCAGCCGGTTTTTATCCGCGAA